GCAGTCCGCCACGGGTCTACATATCTCCCCAAGGGAGGCAACAGGGGCGGGCATTTCGGCACAAAGCGCACTTCGACTGGTCAAGTCTTTGCGGACTTCGACGGTCGCCGGTACGGGTGGAAGTACCGCCGATGGACTCATCGCCCTAGACCTCTCAAGTGGCACGAACTACGTTGTAACCAGTAGCACGGGCACCGTTTCGACCCTGAGCGGTGGTGCGAATAAGGCAACAGCAGGAGTGCCCTAATGGCAGACGTATCAATCCGCAAAGGCGACCGGCTCCCACAGTTGGAGCGCCAGTTCCTTGTGGACTCTGCCGGTGTTGACCTTACGGGTGCCACGGTTGTCTTCAATATGTACAAGGCCACCGATGGCACGCAGGTCATTACCAACGGCTCCGTCACGGTAGTCACTGCCTCCACCGGTCTTGTTCGCTACGCATGGACGGCCTCGGATGCTCTGCTAGATGCCGACACCTACTTGGCGGCGTTCACGGCTACCTATGGCGACGGTCGTAAGTTGACCGCCCCCAACACGGGGATGTTGGTGGTGGAGTTCTTCGATCTCATCGAAGTGGACTGGCTTTACACCGGGGAGCCGGGAACCCGAACCATCGACGCAGTTCGCCTGCTCATCGGCGACACCGATTCGACCGACCAGTTGATTACCGATAACGAGATCAGTTACCTGTTGACTCGCCACGGCTCAATCAACCGCACCGCCTCCGAGGCGTGCCGTGCCATTGCCGCCAAGTTCGCACGACTGATGAATCGCTCCATCGGTGGACTCTCTGCCGACTTCTCGCAGAAGTACCATCAGTACATGGAGTTGGCCGACTCCCTGCTCACCAAGGAAGAGACGGAGCCGGTCAGCCCGTTCACTTCCGGTTGGAAGCGGAGTGTCAAAGAGGCTCGGGAGGCCGACACTGAGCGTGAGACGACGTTCGGACGCAAGGGTATTCACGACAACGAGCGTGTCTACCCTGCCGACGACTACTCTCACGCCCCGTACAGGCTCCGGTGAGTCGTGGCAATCGACCCCCAACTCACCGCCTTCATGCCACATACGGTCACGATTCAGTCCGTATCGTCCACGAACAACTATGGCGAACCTACGTTCGGGACCGCCAGAACCGCCGACGCTTACGTCGAACCCAATACGACGCTTACCGCTACCGACGAGGTAGATGAGACACACAAGCCGACGACGGCCTACATATCGGACACAGCGATCACCATTGATGACAAGATCACTTTGCCAGATGGCACGACCCCCGAGATTGCCAGTATCGAGATTCACAATGTCGTGCTCGGGCTGGAGCACACCATCGTGAGGTTCCGATGAGGTACAAGTCCACCGTCACGATTGACAAGAACTTCGTTGGGTTCCAGAACGCCATCATGGAAGATGCGGCGGCGGCGGCCTACATGGTGGCCGAGGAAGTCATGACCGACTCCAAGATGAACTACGTCCCCGTGGTCAATGGGTTCCTCCGCATGTCCGGTCAGGTCAGCAAGCCCAAGATTGAACAGAACCGCATCACGATCCAACTTGGCTACGGCGGGCCGACGACAGTTGGCGTGAACGTGACCTACGCCCTGAAGGTGCATGAGGCACCGGACCATCACGGCCAGCAGAAGAACAAGTATCTGGTCAAGCCCCTCTACGCCGCCGTGCCGAGGATGCCCAAGTTCATCAGCATCTTCATGGCCGAGCGCCTTCGTGCCCGAGGGAGTTTCATCTGATGGCTCTGCTTGAAGAGGTCGGCACCTACATTGATGCCAACACCTCGTTCACCCTCGGGACAGACCTCTACTTGGCTCTGATCCCCGACACGCCAGACAACTGCGTGGCGATCTACGAGAACGTGGGAGTTGCTCCACTCTCAACTCTTGGGTCCACCGACCTTCCGCAGATTGAGCGGCCCGACCTTCAAGTCATTGTCCGCAACACTTCTTACGCCACGGGTCGAAGCAACATTGAGACGGTCTATCGGCTACTCACGGCGGTGGAGAACGCCACGCTTTCGTCGGTCCTGTACCACCGGATCGAAGCCACGACCACGCCGTATGTGTACGAGCGTGATGACAGTCGCCGCATCATGTTCACCTGCAACTTCAATGTCATGAAGGCACTGTCTTGAGCATGATGCACAACCCCTATGGGGACGAAGCGGCCCAAGACACCGAGCCTCGGTGCTGGCGGTGCAACCGGATGCTCGCCATTCAACTCACAAGGCCGTGGACGATCATCTGTTCTCGTTGTAAAGCGAAGAACACCCGTGACTCTTGATTGATTGACCTGACCCCAAGTACCATCACGGCAACAACTGAATGTCGTGCCCTTAGTGGCTTTGTATCGGACTCGTTCGTGCCCCTCAGTGGCCTTCCTCGCAAGGCGACTGATGGCGTATGCGTTAGGAGAACGAGTGGCTACATACAAAGTCCTCACGGGGATTGATCTCCCCGACAAGCGAGTAGAAGCGGGTGACACGGTGTCCGAGACGGACATCCCCAAGCGCTCGCTCAAGTGGCTTGTCGACCAGTCCGTTATTGAGAAGGTCGACAGCGCCCCTGCCCCCGCCCCGGCCAAGAAGGTTGCCAAGAAGGTTGCCGAGCCTGAGCCGTGGTCGTTCGATGACGACTCGGGAGATGATCTCTGATGGCGTTCCTTCACGGTAAGGGTACGGCGGTTGTCTTCAACCAGTCCGACCTGTCTTCCTACTTCAACGATGCCACGATCACCCGCACGGTTGAGACGGCAGAGACGACGGCCTTCGGTGCCTCGTCCAAGACGTACATCGTTGGCCTTCAAGACGGCACCGTCTCCCTGAGCGGAATGTTCGACGGATCGGCGGGAGCAGTTGACGAGGTGCTCCAAGGAGTTCTCGGCACCGAGGACGGCGCACTCGTCAGTGTCTTCTACGGCGGAGCCACCGCTGGCAACCGAGTGTCGATGGGGCAGGCCGAGGCTACCTCTTACGATGTCTCGGCTCCGGTCGGGGATGTCGTGGCGGCTAGCGCCGAGTTGCAGTCCGACGATGGCATCGACAACGGCATCGCCCTCACGGGCCTTGCCGCCGTGTCGGCCACGGGCAACGGCTCTTCGCAGGACAACTCAGCCAGCACTGCCAACGGCGGTGTCGGTGTCCTGCACGTCACGGCGAACGATCACGATGGCGCTACCACCGTGAAAGTTCAGCACTCTGCCGACGATGCGGTGTGGGCCGATCTGGCCACGTTCACCGATGTCGGCGCAAGTACGACCACCTCTGAGCGGGTGGAAGTGGCGGCGGGCACGACCGTCAACCAATACCTCCGTGCCAACTACACCCTCGCCGGTTCGTCCGGTTCCATCACATTCATCCTCTCATTCGCCAGACGCTAAGGAGCAATCATGGCTTTCGTTCACGGTAAGGGTGCGTACTTCGCACTGGACAACTCGGGTGGGTCGCTGACCGACATCAGCGCCTATCTCAATGACGTTTCGTTCCCGCAGTCGGTTGAGACTGCTGAGACGACCGCCTTCGGCGCTTCCTCCAAGACCTACATCGTGGGCCTCAAGGATTCGACCGTCAGCCTTTCGGGCATGTTCGATTCGACGCTGGACGCTCACATTCAGGGCGTTCTCGGTCAGGCCGCTTCGCTCTCGTTCGCCTTCGGCACCGCCGGTTCGTCCCCTTCGGGCACCAACCCGATCTACTCGGGTGAGTGCTTCGTCACTTCCTACGATGTTTCGCCCCCGGTTGGCGATGTCATCCCTGTTAGCATTGAGTTGCAGGTGACCGGGGACGTTTCCCGAGCCACTTCGTAATCCATCTAACAGTAGGAGAACACCGTGTCCCTTCGTGACCGCATCCTTGATGCAGACGATATTGGCCGTGAGTTGGTCGACGTTCCCCAGTGGGGAGTTGAGGTCGAAGTTCGCACCATGTCCGCTGGTAAGCGGAGCAGGATGCTTCAGACCTGCGCTCTTCCTGACGGGAGCGTCGACCTTGACCGGCTCTACCCCATGCTCATCGTGGCGACCGTCTTCGATCCCGAGTCGGGCGAGCGTGTCTTCACCGAGGCAGACATGGAGGCTCTTCAGGAGAAGTCTGCGGCCTCCATTGAGTTCGTCGCTCAGAAGGCGATGGAAATGTCAGGCATGACGGCGAAGGCCGTTGACGAAGAGGGAAAAGACAACTAGCCGATCCCGAGTACCGCTACTACTACATATTGGCTGAGAGGCTGGGCCGGACAGTCGAAGAGTTGGTCTTCGGCAGTCCAGCCCACAAGCCTCTGAGTGCAGACGAGTTCCTCGGCTGGGCGGCACATGACAAGTTGACGGCTTGGGAGAGGGAGCAAGCACAGAAGAAGGCGAATAGGTAGAAGATGTCGGTACAGGTTGGATCGGTAGCGGTAGGCATCCAAGTTGATGTCCGCAACGCCGTCAACAACCTCCGTCGTGCTGAGAAGCAACTAGACCAACTCGCCGCTGGTGCCCAACAGGGCGTTCGGTCAGTCAACAGTTTCCAGAAGAGCCTAACTGCCCTTGGAGTGGCGGCTGGTGCGGCTTCCTTTGCGCTTATCAAAGTAGGGCGTTCATCGTTCAGAGCCGCCGCCGATGTCTCTGAGATGAACGTGGCGATGGAGGCCGTCAACAAGTCACTGAAGTTGGCTCCCGGCACCATCAACAACACCGCCAACGAGATTCGTAGCATGGGCATTGAGATGAAGGCGGCGCAGGAGATGTCGCTACTCTTCGCTCAGGGCAACTTGGATATGGCCAAGGCGGCTGACGTAGCCCGTGTTGCTCAGGACTTGGCGGTCCTCTCGCAGTCGAACTCAACGCAGACGGCGAAGACGCTGGCCTACGCCATCCAGACCGGTAACTCTCGCCTGCTCAAGAGTGCGGGCATCACCAAGTATGCCGGTGAGGCGTATGCCGAGTACGCCGCCACGCTTGGCAAGACCGAGGCGCAGTTGACCGCCACCGAGCGCCAGACCGCCGTGATGAACATGATCTTGGAAGAGGGTGCCAAGGTCGCCGGTACATACGAGGCCGCCATGACCGAGCCGGGGAAGGTGCTCCGCTCGTTCCCCCGTTTGCTCAACGACATGCAGATTGAGTTCGGCAACGTGCTCAAGGAAGGCTTCGGCCCTGCCATCAAGGCGGGCTATGACTTGACCAAGGCGTTCAGCAAGACGATGCAAGAGGGCGGGGCGCTCCACCCCATCCTTGTCGACTTGGGCGAAGCCTTCGGGGACATGATGGACCCGCTTACAGACTTCTTGAAGGACACGACTGAAACTGTCAAGAACCTGAACTACGTCGGTATTTCCGTTGAAGATGTACAAGAGAAGTTTGAGAAGTTCACACCAACTATCTCGGCAGTAACAGCCGGTCTGTCGCTCTTCGCAGGCAAGCAGATTCTTGGTTCGATTCCTGTAGTGGGTCGCTTCGCCGACTTGTTGGGTGGGCCGCTTACTACGTCGATGGCAGTGTTCGCCCTCACTAACGAGGACGCTCGGGAAGCAG